AATTAAAGACTCTGGCAGCAAAGAAAAGTTTACTGAACCTAGTTCAGAAGACGGAACTCTTGAAGCTGTCGGAGGCGGATTCTATGGACAACTTCTTGACACAGATGGTAGAGAACGAACTGAACAAGATTTAGTTCGTAGATATCGTGACATAGCACAACAACCAGAGTGCGATAGTGCGATTGAGGATATCATCAACGAGGGTATAGTTGCGAATGAAAGAGATCAAGCTGTTGCAATTGAACTTGATAGACTTGATTATCCTAAAAGAATTAAAGAAAGAATCAGAGAAGAATTTGATACTGTTCTAGAACTTATGAATTTTGATACAAAAGGACACGACATATTCAGACGTTGGTATGTTGATGGTCGTATCTTTTATCATAAAGTTATTGACCAAAAAAATCCCAGAAAAGGTGTACAAGAGTTAAGATACATTGATCCTAAAAAAATTCGTAAAGTTAAAGAAGTAAGTAAAGACTTAAAAAAAGGAACTAGTGTACAACTTATTAGTAAAGTAAGTGAATATTATCTTTATAATGATAATGGTCTTAAAACTGGAACTACTGAAGGCATTAAAATATCCCCAGACTCTATAACTTATTGTCCAAGTGGACTTATTGACCAAAATAGAGGTCATGTTTTATCTTATTTACATAAAGCAATTAAACCAGTAAATCAACTTAGAATGATTGAGGATGCACTTGTTATCTATCGTATATCAAGAGCTCCAGAAAGACGTATCTTTTATATTGATGTTGGTAATCTACCAAAGATTAAAGCAGAACAATATCTAAAAGATGTTATGAATCGTTATCGTAACAAACTGGTATATGATGCATCTACTGGTGAAATCAGAGATGATAGAAATCAAATGTCTATGTTAGAAGATTTCTGGTTACCCAGACGAGAGGGTGGCCGTGGTACAGAAATTACTACTTTGCCCGGCGGTTCTAATCTTGGTGAGATAGATGACATAGAATACTTTAAGAAAAAACTATATCGTTCTTTAAACGTGCCAATTTCACGATTAGAATCAGAGGGTAGTTTTAGTCTTGGTCGTTCTACAGAGATTACAAGAGATGAATTAAAATTTACAAAGTTTGTTCAAAGATTAAGAAAAAGATTTACAGCATTATTTACTGATATTCTAAAAACACAACTTATTTTAAAAGGTGTGGTAACTTTAGAAGATTGGAAAAAAATAAATCAACATATTCAATATGACTTTTTACAAGATGGCCATTTTGCAGAGTTGAAAAAAGCAGAATTGATGGAAGATAGAATCAATGCATTAGGAAGTATTGAAAGTTACATTGGTACTTTTTTTAGTAAAGAGTGGGTACAGAAAAATGTTCTTAATCTTTCTGATGGAGAGATTGATGCAATGCAGAAACAAATGAATAAAGAAGCTGGACTTGATCCAGATGAGGGTGGAGTTGCCGTACCAGATGGTGGAGATGGAATTACAAGATATCCATCAGTTGATGGCGCGCCATTACCTGCAGATGATGTTGCAAAACTAAGAGGCGATGCCCCGCCAGAAAATGGAGATTAATATGAGTGCAAATAATTTCGTAGATGAACTACAAAAAGGTAACAACTTAGGTGCAGAAGATGCATTTAAAAGTGCCATGGGAGATAGAGTTGCAAATGCTCTAGAAACCAAAAGAAAAGAGGTCGCTGGTTCTTTTGTAAGAAATCATATACCAGAAGTAGAGGAAAATGAAACAGTTTAATTCATTATACACATCTCTCCCAGAGAAAGATGAACATAAAAAATCTAAAGAGTATAAAAAGTTATCTCCGAAGATGAAAGGTGCTGTTGATGAAATATTTGGTAAAATGGATGCTAAGCCTTCGGATTTCCTAAATACTTTTGAAAAAACTATAAATCAAATATCTAAAAAATATAAGGTGCCAGAAAAGGAACTTATGGGATATTTTGAAAAAGAAATGTTAGCATTTTAAGGAGTTAAATAATGTCATTCGTAACAACAACATTGAGAGATACAGTAGTCAATGCACCTAAAGCTGGTGGAATGGTAACAATCAAAGCAGTTTTTGATAACGATACTGCAACTAATCTTATTCTAAACGGAGATGGATTAGACGGATTTGCGAATGGTGCCAAGTTAGATTTACTAAGAGCATGGTGGTCTTTTACACAAGGTACTGCTGCTGGAAATACTGGAGATTGTATTATAGAATTTGTAGGTGCATCATCTGACGTAGTTGCATTACATCTTGCTGGAACTGGACACTATGATGGTTCTGCAGGTGCAATCAAAGCTGCAGCGACTAACACGACTGCAACATCTGCTGACATTACTGGACAAACGCGAGGAACTTCTGGTTTTGTAATTTTAGAACTTAGAAAAGATGAAGCGTTTACTGGATAAAGGATAGGATAATGTATACATTAAAATTAATATCAGAAAATACAGAACATGATACCGATTATCTGATAGAACAAGATGAAAAAACTGGAAAGAAGAACTATAAGATTAAAGGTATTTTCATGCAGGCTGATATTAAAAATCGTAATGGTCGTATCTATCCTATGGAAATACTTCAAAAAGAAGTAAAGAGATATAGTAAAGAATATATCAATGAGAAAAGAGCTTTTGGAGAGTTAGGTCACCCAGATGGCCCAACTGTAAATCTGGAAAGAGCATCACACATGATTACTGCTCTATATCCAGACGGAAAGAACTTTATCGGAGAAGCAAAAGTATTGTCTACACCTATGGGTGAGATAGTAAAGAATTTAATGGATGATGGTGCTAAGTTGGGTGTATCATCAAGAGGTATGGGGAGTTTAGACCAGAAGAATGGTGCTAACTATGTGAGAAATGATTTTTACCTTGCCACTGCAGCTGATATTGTTGCAGACCCATCTGCTCCTAACGCGTTTGTTGAGGGCATAATGGAGGGTAAAGAGTGGATTTGGAACAATGGTTTTATAAAAGAAGCCGATGTTTCAGAGATTAAAAACAATATTGAGGAAAATGCACGGACAAATAATTCTAAATCTAACGCTTTAGAGTTCGCAAAGTTTCTTCAAAAACTTTAATTTTATAAATAAGTTTAGAAAATAAAAAGGAGTAATCCCCATGGCTAATGAATTAGACAAAACCATTGAGGAATTAGAAGCAGAAGTTCTTGATGAGCTTGAAGAAGCTTCTTCAGACCCAATGCAAAAGTTGAAAAAAAATAAAGAAGATGGGAACATGACAGCAATTAGTAACGCTCAACCAGAGGGTAAAGTGCAAACTGATGCCACTAAAGCAGTCAATGATCCAGACGATGCATTAGGTGCTAAAGCAGCTAAAGCTACAAAAAAAGATACAACTATACCACAAAAGGGAGGTCAAGATAAAATGGACGCACCAAATGATGGTATGAAGAAAACTGCAAAGTCACTTGCCGCAGGTTATAATCCAATGGCAGGTTATTCAGATGATGAAATTAGAGAGTTATGTCATTCAGCTGACCATGACTGTGCTACTTTCGTTGAGCACCCAGTTTTTGGAAAAGGTAAACCAATTAAAGAGTCTCATGCTATCCCAGATAAAAGTGGATATGTTGCTTGGTATGATGTTCAATTTAAACATGGTGTCGAGGAGAAAGTAATGGCTGAAGATATGAAAATTCTTGCAACAGAGGGTCATCACGAAGATAAAAAAATGACTAAAGGCGAGATGATTAATGCCATGAAAGACATGATGATGGGTATGCATAAAGAGAAAAAAGATCAAATTATGGCTACCTATAATGCAATGAACAGTGCAATGCACGAAATGGGGCATGAAGAAACAGAAGAAGAAAAAGAAAAGAAAGAGTCAGTTGAGAAAAGACTCAAGTCTATTGATGTTTCTGAGCACGTAAACGCGTTAATGACAGGTGAGGGTGACCTTTCCGAAGAATTTAAACGTAAAGCCGCAACAGTATTTGAGGCCGCAGTTAAATCAAAAGTTCGTTCTGAAGTTGAAAGAATGGAAGACGAATATAAATCTGAACTGGAAGAA